CCGCGAGCTGCGCGAACCGATCGGTCTTGAGCACTTCGCTGTGGGCGAGCCAGTGACGCAGATCGTTGTCGTCTGGACGACGAGGCGGAACGTTGCCGTGATACCAGAGCTCGTGCTCCTCGAGGGCGGTGAGCAACCTCGACTCCTCCGGCGATCGCTGGATGAAATCGTCAGCGTTCCTGATGTCGAAGCCGCTCTCCAGGATGTAAGCGAACAGCCTCGGCATGTTCACGGCCTTCGGTCCATACTGCTGGTTGATCACCGGCGCACGATCAAGCAGGTTGACCAACTGCTGCACCTGAGTCTGCTTGGTGAGCAGCCGGAAGCCGGACAGCGGTTGGCAGATGAACCGGCCAAGGATGTCCTCTGGCCTGACCATGAAGCGGTCGCGGTAGCTCATCCCCATCGGTCCGATCTGCCGGATCACGCGCTCCATCGACATGAACTGCATGTTGTTCCAGCAGAGCATGTCCAGCATCGGCACCGTCACCTCGGCGTCGAAGTTGTTGATCGGTCCGCTGAGGCGCATGTTCGCCTCGTTCAGGTCGTTGTTGCTCTGCGTCGCAGTCTTGCCAGAGCCACCGAGCGGATCGGTCGCGCCGAGAACCGGAGCCGTCACACCGCTGACCTCGCGCATCTCCACTTCGAGCACATTCTCAGCGCGCAGCACCGTGTCGCTGACCTGGTTGAACTGCACCGGCATCACGGCTTCGTTCGGGTTGCCAGGCACACGGATGATCAGTCCTGGTTGAGCCAGCAGCTGACCTGGCGCGATGTTCGCCTGGTCGGAGACAACCATCATCGGGTTGCCCTCGAGCTGCGTTGCCGCCATCAACAGTTGGCGCTTCGTGTCCTTCTCCACCGAGAGTCGCGCGATCGGCTCGATCACACCCATGCCGAACAACTCGCCTTCGAGCTCGATCGGACGCCACACCTGATAGGGCTTCTTGCCGTGCCAGTGCGGGTTCTGCGTCACACGCGGAATCAGCGACAGTCCGTTCGGATCCATCATCACCACGTTGCAGATGCGAGTGGTGTAGGAGCCGCTGTCGTCCTTGATGACGAGTGGCCCCCACCAGTCGACGCATTCGTAGTGCGGGATGTGCGGTGCCTGCGCGCCGTTGCGGTTGTCGTAGACGCCGTAGGCGTAGGCTTTGCGCTGCTTGAACGGGTCCTCGTAGCTGAAGTCGTTGCTGCCGCCGTAGCCGGCCAGCGCCTCGAGATTGATCCAGTGACCCATCTCGATCATCTGCTTCACGCGAAAGTCCGGCCACATCGAGCGATCGAGGCACCACTCGGCTTCGTCGATCGATGACGCGCATGGCGAAGCCTGGAAGTCAAAGATGCTGATCGGCAGGATGTCGTTGCCGTCAAAGAGCAGCTCCTTCCTGGTCACCGCCTGCATGTCGACCTTCGAAGCCCCAGCGATCGTCGGGTGCGGCACACGGCGAGCGACTCGGTAGGAACGCTCGCCAATCTCCTGCTTCCAGTAGGTCTTCTGGATCGCGGTGCCGTAGATCAGGCCATCGCGGATGAAGCGAGAAGCCTTCTGCTTGTAGTTGGCGACGCGCAGCTGGTCGTAGCACAGCATTTCTTGTGCTGCCGCTGGGACGTCGTGCTCGTCGTCGACTCCGTAGAGCTTGAACCAGTTCTCGCTACCGAACACCGTTCGCATGATCCGCGGGTGGATCGACTCGACGAGCTTGAACGGCGTCGGCGAGTGCAACTGCATGCGGCCGTAGTTGAACTGGTTGATCGTCTCGCCGCGGTAGAGTCGGTAGAGGATCAGCCACTTGTTCCGCAGATACTGCATCGTCGCGAAGACATCCTTCAGCGAAGCGAGCACCGCGGCCTTGGCTTGCTCGAGCACGAACGGATCGTTGGCCAGGTTCGGGAACCCAACCATCTCGTTGTAGAGCTTGCTGACCTTCGCGACGTTGCGATTGTCCTGGTAGGTCTCCACCAGCGAGTGCGCACCGAACACCGGGTCGGTGCCGTCCTTCGCCTTCGCCACACCCATTCCTCGGTTGGGAGTGGCGTAGCTGTTCACCCGCGTCATCGGCGGGTTGGTTGAGTTCCCCAACTGCAGACGATCAGAGGCCACTGTCATGGGCTAGTCCGTGTGGTTGAACTCTTTCGCGACGGACTTGCTAGGACACGGCTTGCTCATCGAGCCCGGACTGTGCTCGCAGCCCCGCATGAACCTCGCCTGCTTCTCGCTCGTGGCCGGGTTCGACTCCATCTTCGTGAATGGATCGATCTCCGTGATCGTGTCGAACTGGCTCTTCTTGAGCGGCATTCCCGTTTCCCGACTCTGGTTCGTGTCGGCCATCGTCGGCAGCATGTGATCCGGCGGGTGCTTGGACTTCATCGAAGTTCGCCTTGGGGAAGATGTCGTAGATCGGACCGCTGAAGCCAGGGTCGAGCTGAACCCTACCAGGGAAAGTCTTGGCGTGCCACTCACACCACGCAAGGCATCGCTTCTGCTCGTAGAACGTGGAACGCTTGGTGACCGGATTCGTGCGTCCGTAGTGGTAGCCGAGGCCGTTCTGCAAGGTGAACCCGACGGCGAAAATCGGGTCGCAACCCATCAGGTGAGCCAGCTGGATTGCGAAGCACAGACTGTTGGCGCCGGGATGGAACGGCTCAGCAACCGAGCTCGGCATGTAGGGCGGCGCCATCGCGAACTCGATCGTGCCGCTCTTCGTTCGCCGCGCACCGCCGATGGACTTGATCTTGATCTCAGTGATCGAACGCTGTCCCTGACCAACCATCTTCATCTTGCGAGCGTGTGCCGTGCTGAACACCCCACCGCCGAAGATGTTCGCGCCAGCTACGACAACCATGGAGTCGGGACATCGAGCGAGTTGAGATCCTTCGCACTTCCAGACCCCCGCGTCCACGACAAGCCAGATGCTGGGGACCATCGCTCGTAGGGTCCAGTTAGTTCCAATGGAGATCTCTCCTCGAGCGGCCGCAAATCCTGCGGACTCAACCAGCCCTCCGGCGCCCCCAAGGATGAACGCTTTCCTTCCGGCACCAACTCCATCAAGCCAACGCGGGTCAGGGCTTCGGCCACGCGGTGCCGGTAGGTGTGCCGCCTCAAGACCTGGTTGGAGCATGCGTGTCCAATCTCCTCTGCTTCACCCTCGTTCGCAATGTAGTAGAGCACCAGCTCAACGAAGTGGCTGATGTCGACGGCCCTCGGAGCCATGGGGAACATCCGCCTCAGTTCCGATCTCGAATCATCGCTGACGACCAGAGTGCCGCACGCAGCCATCTCGAAGAACCGCGGGTTGACGTGAGCGGCTGGAAGGTTCGCGTCGTTCCAGAAGCCGGTGCCATCGCTCTCCGGCGCGGACGCGCACAGCGCCAGCCCTGTCGGAACGGCCATCGAGCCAGGTCGCCGCTCGATGCGTGTCCTGAAGCACTCTCGCGTGATCGACGGGTCGCGGTGGATGTTCAGGCCGACGACGCAGTTCGAATAGAACTCAGGGTGCTTGTTCCACGGGATCCAGTCTGGATTGCCCTTCGCCACGATCGATCGACGACCAGCGTTCGGCCTCGGCCAGTAGCGAATTTCGGCGCCTGGAACCAGCTTCTCGACGGTGCGCAGGTAGAGCTCCCTCGGCTTGAGCATCGGGTTGCCGAGAAAGAAGGCTGGCACGCTCCTGTTCTCGTAGCTGCGTCGCTTGAACAGCTCGTCGTCGGCACAGGCCGGAAGGTAGAACACGCCGCTGCGGTGTGGCTGCGACCGTGACTCGAGATGAGCCTTCGTCGTGCACGGATCCATCGTGAACACGAAGTCAAAGCGCGGACTGTAGCGAGCAGTCTCGCCAACCTCGTAGGGTTCGTCACACAGGTAGACCGCCGTCGGGATGCCGCGGCGCTTGAACTGCGACAGGAACGATTCGTTGCCGGCCGCGCGGCCGTGGTGACACCAGACCAGATCCGGACGCCACTTGATGATGTTCTCCGCGAGTGCGCGGCTCGTTGTTCCGCCACGCGATCCGTAAGGCCCCGGAGCTCCGGCGCGACGCAGCGCGGAGACGTCCATCACCATCACCTCGCAGCCCATCCGCTTGAAGCCAGAGAGCCAGCCCATCCTCCAGTCGTCGCTGTAGATCAGGCCGGCGTCGTCGGCGATCGCGATCCGCGGTGGTCCTTGCCGTCCCAAGGCCCTGGTCACTCAGGAACGGGGACGCTCGAGACCACCCTGACGGAAGGGATCGACCAAGTGGAGAGGCCAAGGCCGTGAAGCGCGTGCTGGAAGCAGTTCGCGTAGTCGTCGCTGGCGACCGCGAACTTGACGGCCTTCTGTGCTGTGGCGATGGCGAAGCGCGGAACCATGAACACATGACCAGCAACCTCGTAGCGACGATCCCATCTGCCTGGCGGTCGCGTGTTGCCAGCCATGTTGTCGAACGCGAAGACCATCCCGCAGGTCGAGTCCTTGGTGAACGGCATCTGCATCTTGCCGAACCACTCCTTGTCGCGAACCATCCGGTTGGCCGGGATCACCGCGACGAACTGCTCGGTGGAGTTGCCGATGTCGCGGTCGATGCAGTGATTGATCCCGTGCGAAGACTGCATCAGCTGCCAAGCGACGCCGCGCAGCGACGACAGCATCGCCGAGACGTCGCCGATCTTCTCCTCCGGCACCTCGCCATCGACGCAGACCGTCAGCTTGTGCTCCAGCGGCGTGTTCGCCTCGATCGTGGCGACGCACTCCTCAAGCAGGCTGAGGTTCTCCATCGAGACCGGCACGATGATGCCGAGGGCTTGCTGCGACACGCTCCTGTTCTTTGGCTCCTTCGCGGGCGACGAAGAGTTGGTTGCACTTCTTGGTGCAGAAAATCGGTCGTTGTTTTCCATCGCGAATCGCCAGTTGGTGTTGTCCAGAGGGAATGGTCACCGGCTGTCCACAGCCGACGCACGGCACGGTGACTGTTTCATACATGCTCACAGGGCCCAATCGTCGGCTTTCTTCGACGAGACCTTCACGTGCTTTGGAAGGATCAGCTGTTTCTCTCTCGGCGATGCAGGCACTGGGCTCGCGAGCTCGCCGCGTCGATCCATCTCGTCAAGCTCGACGTCTTCGTTGACCGCAAGGGTGCTCCCCTTCGGCGGTGCGCGCTTCACCGCCCGCTCGTCGGCGGCCTTCTCCTGACGGAACTGTTCGGCGGTGCGCGCTGGCATGCGGTAGTCGGTGCCGTGCTGGATCGGCGATGCATTGCCGGCTGGTCCAGGTGAGCCGAGCTGCTCGATGCATCGATGCACGAAGCCCTCGACGCCATCCTGCGCCTGCTTCAGGAACGGCGCGTCCTCGCCGTAGTGGTTGGCCAGCAGCTCACGCACCAACTCGCCAGCCTCTACTGCGGGCCGAAGATGTCGCGGTTTGACTGGTTGGGTGTTCCGCGAAAGAGGGACCCCGGTTCGCCCCCTGATTTGTTGTTGCCCCACAGATCGTGTTCCTTGTTCTTGGTGAACTCGCGCGCCGGGTAGTCGAGCTGCGGGTTATACCGCCCGTCGACTGTCGGTGGTTGGAATCGCTTCACTTCCATCGGCGTCCAGCCTGGTGGCGGAGCTGGGAAGTAGAACTTGCCGCCGCTGTCGATCTTGTCGAGGTCGCTGATCGCGTCCGGGATGTCGTCGTGCTTGCCGAACGGCCACTCGGTCATCTCGTCGATCATCGGCTTCCACTTCGTCTGGAACTGCTGGCGCAGTGACTCAGCGAAGTAGATGTTGCCGCCGCGGAAGCGCGGCTCGATCGCCTCGATCCTGATGTCCTTGATCTCCTGGTTGCGACCCTCGATCTCGATGAACCGCGGCCTGATGAAGGTCTGCCGCCGGATCTCCTCGAACAGCGACATGAGGAGCTCCTTGTGCGTGACCTTCTCGACGCCGACGCCCTTGACGTTGAGCGGCTGGAAGCGACCCCACAGGTCACACACGATGCGGCAGCTGTCGCTCGGCCGCCACCGACCAACGTAGAAGTCGCGCACGTAGGCCGTTCGGTTGCAGTCGAGACTGACGACCCAGAAGCACGAACGATCCGCGCGCGCGTTCTTCTTCTCGTCGGCAATGAAGGCGAAGTCGGTGAAGATGTAGCTCCACACCGCGCTCGGAATGTCCTGGTCGCGGATGACGTGGAAATACTCAGTGTGGAAGAGCTGCTCATCGCCGGTCTGCGGCCGGTTCTCGTAGAAGCAAGCGAACAGGCGCGGCACCTGCTTGATCTTCCTGTCGGTGATGAAGGCTCGAGTCAGCCGCTTCGGGAAGAACAGCGTCGCCGGATCCTTGCTCCGCGGGTCGACGATCGGGTCAGCCCATGCGTGCTTGCTGATCTCGAAGGTCGCAGCGATCGCCTCGTCCTTGATGATGCGACAGTAGATGTCGTTGTAGTGGTGGAGCGTGCCGATGACGAAAAGCTTGGTGCCGGGATCGAG